GTAAATCTAGGGGCTATAAAAAAACAGACTGGGATGCTTACTTTATGCAATCAATAATGGATAACTGGGGAAATATAGAAAATCGTGAGTTTGGGGAGCTATCACTATGATAGTTAATCCTAGAAGTTTATTAACAGAAATAGATGCGCTTTATGATGGTGGTATAGCTAAAGGACATACAACGGGGTGGACAAATGTGGACGAATATTTTACTGTTAAGCATGGCGAATTTACTGTTATTACAGGGATGCCTTCGCATGGGAAATCAGAATGGCTCGATGCTTTATGCGTTAATCTTGCATTACATCACAATTATCGCATTGCTATGTTCAGTCCTGAAAATCATCCTCTAGAGATGCACGCTAAAAAGATTATTGAGAAGTATGCTGCAAAGCCTTTCTTTGGTAAGAGCCGTATGTCGCAAGAAGAAATGTATGATGCACTAGACAGAATGAATAAGAACTTCTCGTTTATTAAACCAAGCGAAACAGAGTTCACACCTATGCACATTATTAATGAAGCATTGCCGTGGCTTGATATGTCTATCAGTCAACCTCGTGCGCTGGTGATTGACCCTTGGAATGAGATGGACCACTACAGGCCAGCAGGATTAAGCGAAACTGAATACATTAGTCGTATATTGACTGAATTGCGTAGAGCAGCTCGTGAATACAAGACACATCTATTTTTGGTGGCTCATCCAATGAAAATGGCTAAAGACAAGGAAGGTAATTATCCTGTACCAAGACCTTATGACATATCAGGTTCTGCTCATTGGTATAACAAAGCTGATAATTGTATTGCAATTTGGAGAGATGTAGCTAATAATCCTCAACAGACGCAAGTTCATATACAAAAGGTACGCTTTAATAGTACAGGGCATCCAGGAACAGCTCATTTGTTATATGACTATAACAAAGCCACATACATTAACGAACATGCGTATTACAGGAGCTTGTAATGTGGGTATTATTTGATGATGATGGTCAACCTGTTAGATATTTTGATTATCCTGCTGAAGGCACAATTGAGATTGTTGAACCAAAGCTAACATTAGATGAATTGTTTGAGAAATGTGGAGAATGTTTATGGTAAGCAAAGACGAAGCAATACACAAAGCATTAAAAGTTTTAAATTGTTTAAACAACGACAGAGTATATGAAACTGCATGGGTGAAAGGTGCAATCAATGCGTGTGAAGAAGCACTAGAACAACCAGAAATAGGCGATGCTGAAATTAAACAGATGCTAAATGACATTGAGTATTATCAAAAGCGTATTGAAGCACTAGAACAACCAGCATTTGGAGAATGTGGAAATAAATCATGTGGAGGTCATGGGGCTTGCTATTGTGAAGAACAACCAGTAATGGCTATATCTCAAATGAATAATGATGCCTTGAAAAATGCGTTAAATAATCAAGGAAAGCTATCAGTCAACTCACCACAACCACAACCAGCACAAGAACCTGTTGCTACTATTCAACAATTTGAACATAAGTGGATTGACAAAGAAGCACTAGAACAACCAGCAGAACCAAGATTAGTGTCATACGCACTTGATGGTTCTACTTGCACATTAAACATTGATGGTGAAGAAGTTTATTTTAATCGTGAACAACCAGAAGGCAAAGAGTTTTTTGAAAGAGGTAAAAAAATAGCACGATGGGCGGATAAGACAGAGCAAGAACCTGTAGGCGTAGTGTCATGGCATGAAGGAGCAGTTATGGGTTCAATTTTTCCATCAAGTAATATGCCTAAAGATGGAGATAAACTCTACACCCACCTTCATCAATGGCAAGAATTAACGGATGATGAGATTATTGATATGTATTTTCAAGCAAACATAAATCCACAACCTCATGGATTTATAATTGACTTTATTCGTGCTATTGAACAAGCATTAAGGAATAAAAATGGATAAAGTTCCTATGTTTGTTAAAAATATTAACGTGCCTAAACCAGCTACATTATCTTTAGAAAAAGTGCGTGAAATAAAAAGTTTGCTTAACAACAATGTTCCTGTTAAGGTTATAGCAGTTGATTACAACCGAAGCCTATGTTCTATTTATGCTATTAAACATGGCTTATCTTATAGGGATATTGTATGAGCTTTGAGGATACAACTTTTTATAAAGAGTTTGGTGATGCTGAATGGAAAGTAACCACCGAAGATGGAAAAATCCATAAAAGCAAGAAGTGGCTGTTGAAATACGAAGATGTGATTTATAAAGAGGTAACACCTTATGTGCCAACAAAACAAATGCAAGTTATGCGGTCAAAGTCCAAGACGGTCATCCAAACAAAATTCAAGACTTCATAAACTATTTCAATTAATGTCTGAACATTTTAAAGGTAAAGATGGCTTATATCATCCTCACCAATGGTGGAAAGTAATGTGTAAAGACAAATGGCTAGGATATAACGAATATGTTGGTGCAAATGGAACTATTTATGCTCTCAAGTCTACTGCTGATTGCGATGTGGAAGAACTAAATAACTTTATGAACGAAGTAGAACGATTTTGCGCTGAACGTGGCGTGTTTTTACAGGATTAATATGATTGCTGTTTTATTTGCTAGAGATGACAGTCGATATAAGCAGCTTGATGGCTATGATGTGTATGACATACATCGGGATGCTAGAAACTATTGTTTAAGCTATCCTGTGCTGGCTCATCCGCCTTGTCGTGCTTGGGGTATGTTATCTCACATGGCTAATCCACGCCCAGATGAAAAACAATTGGCTTACTTTGCATTGGCTCAAGTCAGATTAAATGGTGGAGTGTTAGAACATCCTGCTGGCTCACGTTTGTGGAAAGAAGCATACTTACCGTTAGAAGGTGAATTTCCTGATGAGTTTGGTGGCTTTACTATTGAAGTGGACCAATACGATTTTGGTCATGTAGCTCATAAAAAAACCAAGCTTTACATTTGCGGAATTGCTATGCGACAATTGCCAGAAATGCCACCACCTAATTTAGCACCAACTGACAGGTCTATATGTGGCAACGTAAAAGGCACTAAAAGATGCACACAGTATCAACGAGAATATACTCCTGATGCTTTAATTGAATTTATGACAGAAATTTGCAGGAGAATTTAATGAGTAACTTTGCAGCAGCTAATGAAGTAACAGCACAAAAATTAGCATTTAATCGTGCAGTCATGTATTCACTCATTATTAATGAACACAAAACATGTCAAGAACTAGCAAAGCTTATGTTTTTTAGCACGGCGTCAGCGTTTAAATATTGTAAATGGCTAGAGTCTTATGGCTTTGTTAAAGCAATTGCTGTAAAGGGCAAAAAAGGCATTGCACAAGCATATAAAGCGCATAATCCTGATAAGTTTCCGTGGCCTAAAGGTTATTTAGAATCTAAAGACCCACGCAAAGAATACTTTGATTCACTTTATCCCGATATTCATAAAGAGTTACGGGACGCAATCTTTGAGGGTAAAATAAGCCATGAAGTTGTAAGAACTCATAGAGAGTCTGATGTAACTTGGCATGATGAACGCAAGCTTAACAGAAAGCTAGACCGTGGTTATTTAACATCATCAATGGCTGGAGAGTTTAGTGCCTAATTACAGAAACAAGAAGTTACTTGAGTTATGCCGTGAAATACCATGTCAGTCATGTGGTCGTATGGATGGTACAGTATGTGCTGCACATAGCAATCAACAAAGAGATGGCAAAGGCACAGGCATCAAAGCCAGCGATGCTATGGTAGCTAGTCTATGTAGTAAATGCCATTACGAGCTGGACAACGGTAAAGATTTAAGCAAAGACGAACGCAGGGAAATATGGGAGCTTGCTCATAGACTAACAATTAAATATTTTATTGAACATGATATGCTGGTGGTTAAATGATAAAAACAAAAAAAGAAATACAATTATCTCTTTTAGATATGGCTAATAAATATGATGCTTTAGTATGGTATGCACGTTCAGACCCTAATAGCACTTTAAAAGGGGCGTTAATGGGTCAAATGCAAGCTGAAAAAGATTATCCAGATGAAATTAAAAATTTGCAAGAATGTGAAGATAATTGGCAGCATGGATTTAATAGTGGGATGTTGGCTGGGCTACGTTACACTTTAACTTGTTTTGAGCTTGGAATTGAACAAGCTAATGAGTGGTTTCCAGAATTAGATACATAAGGAATAATGTAAATGGCACATAAATGGACTGAAGAAGAAATTGATTTGCTTAAAACACATTATCCGCAAATTGGGAAACTTGCTTTTGCTAAATTAATGGGAATGACAGAAGCCCAAGTTAGGGCAAAAGCTGCAAGGTTGGGAATAAAACAAGATAAAACAGGGGAATTTTTTAAAGATTGGCAAAGACGTTCCGCAGAATCAAAGATAGGAAAGAAAAGGCCAGCTCAAGCCAATGTAATGAAAAGTTTACATAAACAAGGAAAATTAAAAAAGACCCAAAAGCAATTAGCTGAAGCTGGTAAAAAAATAAGTAAACATTGGAAAGAGTTTGGCCATCCTAGAGGCGCATTAGGATTAAAACATACAGATGAATTAAAAAAAGCACAATCTGAACGCTCAAAAAAAATGTGGGAAAATATGTCAGATGAAGTCAGGGATGAATTTTCAAAAAGAGCATCAATTACTGGACAAAAAACTACAATGAATAGAATGAACGCATCTTGGAAAGCTGATTGGCGCGAAATAGGGGGATTAAGAAAATATTATCGTTCTCGATGGGAAGCTAATTATGCTAGATATTTACAATGGCTTTTAGAAAATAAACAAATTCAAAAATGGGAGCATGAGCCACAAACGTTTTGGTTTGAAGGAATTAAACGTGGTGTAATGAGTTATTTGCCAGATTTTCGTATAATCGAAAATGATGGCTCTGTTGTATTCCATGAAGTAAAAGGATGGATGGATGATAGAAGCAAAACAAAGATTAAGCGCATGGCTATATATTATCCAAATGTAAAGTTAATTGTTATTGATTCAAAACTATACAAATCACTTGAAAAAAAAGCAAAACTTTTTGTAAAGGATTGGGAATAATGGATAGCGGACGTGTCATTTACTATTTAGACCTATGGCGTGATTACATGAAGTCTGATAACAACAGGCTAGGATTTAAGTCAAAGTCAACAGGCTTTAATACAGGTGGCGTACATAGCTTTGAGGATATGGCTGATGAAGTAGATAGTGAAGCTGCTCGTGTAGTAGACAAAGTAATAGATGACTTGCCTATGATGCAAAAGAACGCTATATACATTATTTACCTTGGTCAAAAGTCTATGCTTGATACCAGGGCATTAGAATACTATTATGATAGTGCATTGATGATGCTACAACGTAAGCTAAAAGAAAAGAACTTATACTGATGAAACTTAAATTTATTAAAACTCGTGGCAGACCACCAAAGCGAATAAGATTATCTTTAATTGATATGGATGTATTGCGAATGGGTGGAATAGTTAAAATTACTGGATACATAGTTAAAAATGAACGATGAAATCAATAAAGTCCTAGAATGCAATATCTACATTGAAGGCGTAGCATATCCTATTATCAGAAAGATATACTTTCACAGAGAATCAGGTGGATTAAGTAGAATTCCTGCATTTGCTGCTATAGGTAAGCGTGATGACATAGCAAAAGAGATAGCTTATCAGTTAAATCGCATAGGATATAAAGCTCAAAACAAATGAGCGTATTGTTTCATGTAATTCGCTATCTTTAATAACTCGGCTGGAGTTGCATCGTTTTTAATTCTATTAGCTCTCCAGCTAATTATTTGCACATTGCCTTTTACATAACCTTTAGATGGAACTATTTTGTCAAATGTAGGCCATTTATCTTTGTGACCAACATTAAAGTAATCTAATTCATTGCCAAGCATAGGACAATGAGTAGGCCAATCAATTTCTCCAAATTCAATATTCCATTTAACACCATTGCGAACACAATTAGCTTTTTTCATTCTAAACTTATGACGTTGCTCATGGTAAATGGCAGAGCCATTTTTATTTCCCCATTTTAATTTCCATTTAGCTTCTTTATCTACCGTTTGTTTCTTTTTGCCAATAAGTGATTTATCAATCTTAAGTTTTTTTAAGATTTGTTCAATTCTTTGCTTGGTAACACCATAATGTTCACCAATTTCACGCAATGTTTTATATTCAGAGCCCATTTTTAAAATATTTTCAATTTCATTTTCCCACAAAATTGTTGATTTAAAAGGCATTTTTATATTTTCCTAGACAATAGCTTGTTATTGTAACCTTTAGACAGTTGTGCGTCAAGATAGTTCTATGGTAATATACGACTTGCAGGTATAGTTGCGCCTAATGGGTTCATATATCTAGCATTACTTCATCTCCGTGAAGTCCTAGCCAGCTTAAAGCCCTGGCTATTTTTTTGGGCGAAAGCTATGCAAGTAACCCAAATCTATTCTAAAGGATAACTATATGCCGTACAACGAACAACAACATAAGCTCTTTGAAGCAGCAGCGCACTCCGCTGAAGTTGCCAAGCGTGTAGGTATCCCTCAAGACACAGCAGCAAAGATGGCATCAGAAGGTGTCAAGGGTAAGAAAAAAGACCCTAAAAAGCTTGCTAGTGCATTAATGAAAATGTAACAACAATTCAATAACTTAAATTTCGTAATATAGGTAAATCAAATGACTACAGCCAAGAACACTCGAGGCGGTCAAATTGGTAACCAAAACGCAGCTAAACCTAAACTTATCTCTGATGCTTTACGTAAGCATTTAGTACAGAATGGTGAGAAGGTAGAAAAGCTAGTAAAGGTTCTCATTGACAAAGCACTCGAAGGAGATATGAGCGCTATGCGAGAACTACTAGACCGATTAGAAGGCAAAGTAACTCAATCCGTAGAGCAGAACACTAACTTGACTGCTGACGTTGAGATATACGCATGGCAAGAATAGAGATACCGTATAAGCCACGTGATGCGTTTCAACCATTACACCAAAGCAAAAAGCGATGGGCAGTAGTTGTAGCTCACCGTAGAGCTGGTAAGACTGTAGCTTGCGTTAATCAGCTAATTAAAGAAGCGGTGATGACAAAGCGCAAAGACTTTAGAGGGGCATACATTGCTCCATTCTATAAACAGTCTAAAAGCGTGGCATGGGATTACTTCAAACAATTCACTAGAGTCATAAGCGGAATAGTCATCAATGAGTCAGAACTTCGTATCGACTTTAAGAACGGTGCAAGGATTCAGCTATTTGGTGCTGATAATGCCGATAGTCTGCGTGGCCTTTACTTTGATAGCATTATTTGTGATGAGTATGGCGATTGGAAATCTACTGTGTTTCAGTACGTTGTACGTCCTGCACTTGCTGACCGACAAGGTAAAGCAATTATCATTGGAACTCCAAAGGGGCGCAATCAGTTCTGGGAAGTCTTTGACAGAGCGAGTCATTCAGATGATTGGCTTGCGTTAAAGATAACTGTAGACGAATCAGGCATCTTACCTGCGTCAGAGGTTGCATCACTAAAGCAAGAGCTATCAGAAGATGCTTGGCGTCAGGAGATGGAATGTGACTTTGATGCTGCATTGCCAGGCGCAATATGGGGTCGTGAACTCTATCAAGCAGAACAAGATGGTCGCATCACAGGAGTTGAGTATGATGACTATGCAGATGTATATACTGCTTGGGATTTGGGCTATAGCGATGATACTGCTATTTGGTTCTACCAAGTTATCCACGGAGAAGTACACTTTATTGATTTCTATTCTGCTTCTGGTAAGTCTATTGAACATTATGCTGCTCAAGTCTTAAGTAAGCCTTACAGGTATAAGACGCACTTCCTACCACATGATGCGCGAGCAAAGACATTAGCTTCTGGTGGTAAATCAGTCATTGAAATGTTAGCCGAACACTTGAGCATAACTAAAATGGCAATCACTCCTAGCTTATCAATGCAAGATGGTATACAAGCCACTCGCATGATGATGCCTAGAGCATGGTTTGACAAAGAGCGTTGCCATGATGGCGTAGAAGCCCTCAAACAGTATCAACGTGAATGGGATGAGGATAAGAAAATGTTTAGGGATAAACCTAGACACGATTGGACTTCTCATGCTGCTGACTCTATGCGCTATGCTGCGATTAACTGGAAAGAAGAAGTTAAACCAGTCGTGGAAGATAAACCAATTAGAGGAATTAGCGTTGGTCAGACTGATGTCACATTGAATGAACTATGGGCTAGTCAGCCTAAACAAAAAATGAAAAGGATTTAAACATGTCAGGTATTGCATCTTATGTAGGTGGATATAAACAAATCACAGCAACAGGTAACGTATCACCTATCGGTTGTAAGCTATTGGGTATTCTAGTGTCATCATCATCAAGCGGCACAGTAACTATTTATGATTCAGCTACGACTACAACATCTACTAAAGTAGTAGACACAGTAACATTGACTGCTGGCACATGGCTTCCTATGCCTATTGGCTTTGCTTCAGGAGTTTACATTGTTGTTGGTGGCACATTGAGTGCAACAGTAGTTTACGCTTAAGGATAACTCATGGCTAAAGTATCAGAGGTGACATCAGAGGTACAAGAGTACCTTGACATGTTTAGCCAATACGACAAAGAGTTTGCTAAATGGGAAGGTCGTGTTGAGAAGATTCTCAAACGTTACCGTGATGACCGCACAACAACTACGGCTCAATCTCATTACAACATCTTGTGGGCTAACGTACAAACACTTAAAGCTGCTACTTTCAGCCGTATGCCACGTCCTGATGTATCACGTAGGTTCAAGGACAATGACCCTGTAGCTCGTGTAGCTGCTATGTTATTGGAACGTGCATTAGACTTTGAGATTACACATTCAGAGGACTTCCAACACTCACTAACTGCTTGCGTCTATGACCGCTTTTTGGGTGGTCGTGGTACAACATGGATTCGTTACGAGCCTGTGATTGAATCACAGCAATTCCAAGTATCAGAAGATGATGAAGCGACAGAGTCTGAAGGCGAATACCTAGACATCGAGCAAGCGCCTGTTGATTACGTGCATTGGCGTGACTTTGGTCATAGCTATGGTCGTACATGGCCTGACGTAAACTGTGTATGGCGTAGAGTCTACATGGATAGAGATGCTTTGAAAGAGCGCTTTCCTGAAGAACAGTTCGACATGCTATGGAAACAGATTCCATTAGATGCGTCACCTGACGAACCTCGCACAAAGATGACAGAAGGCACAGTAAAACAAGCCCTCATCTATGAAGTATGGTGTCGTGATAAGAAGTGCGTATATTGGATTAGCAAGTCAATGGGTAAAATCCTTGACAAGCGTGATGACCCTCTACAATTAGAGGAGTTCTTTCCATGCCCAGAGCCTATTTACTCTACATTGACTAACGAGTCATTAGTTCCTGTACCTGACTTCACGCTATATCAAGACCAAGCTAATGAATTAGACACGCTTGCTGACCGTATTAAGGGTTTAGTAGACGCAATGAAGGTTCGTGGCTTCTATGACGCTGCAAATGCTGATTTAGGCCGTCTATTTACTGAAGGTGATAACAATACGCTTATTCCTGTTAATAACTACGCTGCGTTTGCTGAAAAAGGTGGCATTGGTGGTTCAGTTCAGTTTGTAGACTTACAACCTATTGCTGCTGCTCTTAACATGGCTTATCAAGCGATGGGTCAAGTTAAGCAACAAATCTACGACATTACAGGTATCTCTGACATTATCCGTGGTGCATCTGTAGCTTCTGAAACAGCTACTGCTCAACAGATTAAAGGTCAATACGCTACATTACGTTTAAAGACATATCAAGACGAAGTAGCTCGCTTTGCCTCACAAATCTTGCGTATTAAAGCTCAAATTATCTGCCAACACTTCCAACCAGAGACAATCTACAAGATTGGTGGTGCTGCATTGTTAAGTCCAAATGACCAAGCAATGATTCCACAAGCGATGGCGTTGTTAAAAGACAATCCTATGCGTACATTCCGTGTAGAAGTTGCTACTGATTCAATGTTGTATGCTGATGAACAACAAGAAAAAGCTGACCGTGTAGAGTTTATGCAATCTACAAGCGCTTTTATCGAGAAAGCTATCCAAGGCGCTCAACAAGTTCCAGAATTAACACCGTTATTGATGGACTTATTGAAGTTTGGCGTTCAAGGCTTCCGTGTTGGTCGTACACTTGAAGGTGAGTTTGATACATTCGCTGATGCAGAGAAAGAAAAGCAAGCGCAAGCTCAAGCAAATCCTCAACCTAAACCTCCAACACCTGAAATGATGAGAGCGCAAGCTGAAGCTCAAAAAATGCAGATGGAAGCTCAACTTGAGCAAATGCGTATGCAACTTGAGAATCAGAAACTTGAGTTTGATAAGTGGAAAACACAGCTTGATAACGATACTAAAGTCGTTGTGGCTGAAATTGCATCTAAAACTGACCTACACCTTAAGTCACTTGATATTAATGCGTCTAAAGAGCAGGAAACGCTTACAGAGGTCACTCCTGATGGCATTGAACAACCAACTTCTGCATTGTCAGGCTTGGTCGAGGCAATTAATCAGAACTTGGGCATGATGGTCGCCACACAAGCTCAACATAATCAAGATTTAATGATGCAACAACAAGCTGCACATCAAAACTTGGTACAACAATTAACAAAGCCGAAGCAAGTCGTTCGTGGAGCTGATGGCAAAATCATAGGCGTTCAATAACATGGCATTAGTCCTAGCAGATAGAGTATTAGAATCGACTCCTGTCGCTGGCACGGGAGATGCGAATTTAGGTGGTGCTGTTACAGGTTATCAACCATTCTCAACTATTGGTAATGGTAATACAACTTACTACACAATCGTAGCAATTGATGACCAAGGTGCGCCTACAGGTGATTGGGAAGTAGGTATTGGTACTTATGTCACGGCAGGTAATAAGCTAACTCGTGATACTGTACTGTCATCATCTAATGGTGGCGCTAAAGTTTACTTTGCATCAGGCACAAAGCAAATCTTCCTAGACTTACCATCTGAAGAAGTGTTATTGACTGCTGGTAACGTATATGGTCCTACAAGCTCGACAAACAGTAACTTTGCATTGTTTGATGGTACAACAGGCAAGCTATTAAAAGATGCTGGCTATGGTGCTTCTGCATTCGCTACTGCTGCTCAAGGTGCTAAAGCTGATACTGCTGTTCAACCAGGCTCATTAGGTTCTGCTGCTTATTTAACTGCTGGTGCTGCTAACGGTGTTGCTACGCTTGACTCAAGCGCTAAAGTGCCTATCAGTCAGTTACCTGCTGCTGTATTAGGCGCATTAAGCTATCAAGGCACATGGAACGCATCGACTAACACACCTACATTGGTGTCTAGTGCTGGCACAAAAGGCTATTACTACGTTGTTAGCGTGGCTGGTACAACTAACCTTAATGGCATTACTGATTGGCAAATTGGTGACTGGGCTGTTTATGATGGCTCTGTATGGGAAAAGGTAGACAATACTGACCTTGTAACATCTGTAAATAGTAAAACAGGCGCTGTTGTACTAACGTATAGTGACGTTGGCGCTCAACCTGCTGGCACTTATGTAACTTCTGTAAGTGCTACAAGCCCTGTGACATCTACAGGCGGTACAACACCAACGATTGCTATGCCTGCTGCTACGACAAGCGTATCAGGATACCTCACCAGCACAGACTGGAATACCTTTAATGGTAAGGGGTCAGGCTCTGTTACTTCAATATCAGGCACAGGCACAATATCAGGTATTAGCTTAAGCGGTACAGTAACAACTACAGGTTCATTGACGCTTGGTGGCACATTAGACTTATCTAGCCCTCCTGTTATTGGTGGTACTACACCTAACACGATTACAGGCACTACAATCAATGCCAATACTAAATTCGTTGCTCCTGACTATTACGCTCAATCAATATTGGGTGGTAATTTACGTACATCAGGCGGCACAAGCTTACTTAATTGGGATGGCGGTGGAAGTGGCAATGTAACTGTTAATGGCGGTTTATTAGCTAATCCTGCTAACAAGAATGTAAGCCTTTCACCTACAGGTTCAGGCACAGTAACAATTAATCCTGCTACTGCTGGTACGTTTAACAATATGGTTATTGGTGGTACAACACCTTTAGCTGGCACGTTTACAAGCTTAACTGCAACAGGCACAACAACATTAGCTACATCACTAACAGGTTTAGCTAAACTAACATCAGGTGTTGTATCTACTGCAACAAGCGGTACAGATTATGCTCCTGCAACATCAGGCACATCTATTCTTTATGGTAACGGCGCTGGTGGGTTTAGCAACGTAACAATCGGTAGTGGTGTTTCTTTTGCTAGTGGTACGCTATCAGCAACAGGTTCAGGCGGTACAGTTACTTCTGTATCAGGCACATCACCTATTAGCTCTACAGGCGGCACAACACCAGCAATCAGCATTTCTCAAGCGACTACTTCTACTAGTGGTTATTTAAGTTCAACTGATTGGAATACATTTAATAATAAGCAACCAGCAGGAACTTATGTAACTGCGGTTACTGTTGTTTCAGCTAATGGCTTTACAGGTACATCAAATGGTGGTGCAACTCCAGCATTAACACTTGGCACAAGCATTACAGGATTGTTAAAAGGTAATGGAACTGCTATCTCTGCTGCAACTTCGGGAACTGATTATGCTCCAGCTACATCAGGGTCATCTATCCTATATGGTAATGGTGCAGGTGGTTTTAGTAATGTAACTGTAGGCTCTGGTTTAAGTTTTAGCACTGGTACTTTAAGTGCAACAAGTTCTATGGTTTATCCAGGCGCAGGTATTCCGAACTCAACAGGTTCAGCTTGGGGAACTTCTTACACTACAACAGGTTCAGGAACTGTTGTTGCTTTAGCTACGTCACCTACATTTGCAACATCTATTTTGGGTGATTTTAGCAATGCTACTTTAGCAAGCAGGACATTATTTAAAACATCTACAACCAATGCCGCAACAGGTATTTATGCAGTCCCTAACGGCACAAGCACAGCGGCTTCATGGCAAGCATCTAATGCAGCAGACCCAACCAATGCAAGCAAGATTTTAATTGCTACTAACGGATCTACAGACGTTCAATTAGTATCAGGCATCAATGGCACAGGCACATACCTGCCAATGGGGTTTTGGAATAATGGTGCGGAAAAAGCTAGATTATCAGTATCAGGTGGCTTCTCTGTAGGTACTACGACAGATGCTGGTTCTAATAATATATTAGCAGCAGGCTCTGTTAAAGGCGCATCATTAATTGCATCTGGAAGTACATCAGGAAGTGTAACAATACAAGCGCCTGCTGTAGCAGGCTCTACGACATTAACATTGCCAGCAACAACTGGAACTGTAATGGTAAATGGGCCAGCTTTTAGTGCTTATCAAAGTTCAGCACAAACTCCAGCAACAGGAACATGGACTAAATTAACCTTTACTACAAAAGATTTTGATACAAATTCAAATTTTGCAAGCTCAACATTTACGCCAACAGTCGCTGGCTATTATCAAGTAAATGCACAAGCTCAAGTAGGAGCTATACCATCAGGCATTTCGGTAAGCATATATAAAAATGGGGCGGTGTATAAAAGTGGAACTTATATTGTTACGTCAGCTGCTTACAACGCATCAATTGCGTCTATTTTAGTTTATTGCAATGGAACAACTGATTATATTGATGCTTATGTATATATAGGAACTTCTGGTGCATTAAATGCAGCACAATTTTCAGCAGCCATGGTAAGGAGTGCATAATGTTATACGATAAAATTAAACAACTATATCCAGAATTAACAGACATAGACTTCTTAACAACTATTCGCTTACAAAACGATAGCGATGGTCGTGGCGATTACATAGCTTATTGGGAACATCCGACATTAACTAAACCTACAAATGAGCAATTAGCAGAGGAGTAATAAATGTTTGGCTTTAATAGCTTTGCTAGTACGGCCTTTAACTCCCTCCTAAACAAAATATCCCGTCCGAATCCTAACGTATGGGGTTCAAAGGGTGGTATTGGCAAGAAAAAGAAAGAACATCTTAAGTTATCAGGTCGTGCAGAGATTAAAGAGTACCTTGCAAGCATATTTGCTGACCCTGTAGCGCAAGATTTAAAAGAAGAAGTAGCAGAATATGTAAAGCCATCTCAAGGCTTGTCAGTCAACTCAATTGATTACGGTAAGTTAGCTCAAAACGTAGAGCTAGTTCAGCGAATCATGCACCAAATTCAAGAAATGCAAAACGAACAGGAGGATGAAGCATTACTACTAATGCTCATGTAGCCATGGCAGCAATTAATGATATTACAGGCGATTCTATACAGACTCGCACTATAACAAAAGAGTTTCAAGACAATCACGAAAAAATCTTTGGTAAGAAAGAAAAGTCAGGTTCTAAACGCTGGATTCAAGACCCTGTCACTTTCAAGCTTGTACCTGCTGACGAATACTACGGTCCACGTGAAAACGCAGGTCCATATATTCAAGACGATGTAAAGCCTTATCAGTCAATGATTGATGGAAGCATGATTGAGGGCAAGCGTGACCATAGAGAACACTTAAAGCGTAACAACTGCATTGAAGCAGGTGATATGCCTATAAAGAATCCTGAACGTCCAAAGGATAACAGCTTGAAAGAGCGATTGATTTACGAAGTAATGGAACGCCACAGAGGTCAGTGGAAATAATTTAACAAGGAGCAATAAATGACAACAACAGTAAATTTAACTGGTAGTGGCACTCCAGGCTTAACGGCTGATGCTATTACAGGTTTTGTAACAATTGGCCAAACAGCATCAGGTTCTGCTCAAGGCTCACAAACAACACCTACAGACGTAAATGTGTACTCAACATCTACAGCTAACTATGGTCCTACATTGCCATCAACAGCACAATCTGGTGATAGCTATTTCGTTGCTAACAACACAGCTAACTCAATGAACGTATGGCCTCCAGTTGGCGGTGCAATTGGTACAGGTTCAGCAAATGCAGCATTAGCAGTTCCAGCAGGTAAAGCAGCAAAATTTGTATCAATCGGTTCAGGTAACTGGTTTGCAATCGTATCAGCTTAATTAATCAAAAGGAAGCAAAATGGAAAACAACCAGACTACTCTGGATGAACCAATTAGCCTTCGAGATACAATCGAAAATGCTATTGAATCAACAGAACCAGAAGTAACAGAAGAAACGACCTCACAGGAAGCGACAGAAAGCGTTAAAAGCGAACGACCAAGGGATGAGTCAGGGAAGTTTGCAAAAACCTCACAGCCGAGCGAGAAAAGCGTTACAGAGGCATCTGATGATAATTATGAGCAAGAAGAAGTAAAAGTTGAAACAAAACCTCGTCCTAGTTCATGGAAAAAGGATTATGAGGAACATTGGGGCAAATTAGACCCTACTTTGCAGGATTATATTCAGCAACGTGAAGCTGATTATGCAAAAGGTGTATCAACTTACAAAAACCAATGGGATATGGCAGCTCCAATCGTTGAAGCTATCCGTCCTTTTGAACAAACGCTAAAACAAAACAACATAGACCCTGCAAGATGGATTTCTCAATTAGGGAATGCACATTCGCAGTTAGTTTATGGTTCGCCAGAGCAAAAGCTTCAAATGTTTGCTCAATTAGCGAATGATTATGGTGTTAATTTAGGTCAATTGACAGGTCAAACAGGATATGACCCTCAATTCTCACAGTTAGCCCAAGAGTTAAATCAAATTAAGAATCAATGGACGAGCTTCCAATCTCAACAAGAGATGCAAGAGCAAGCCCAATTGCAGAATGAGATTGCATCTTTCAAAGATGACAAGCCTTATTTTGACGAAGTGCGTGAAACCATGGCTGGATTACTCCAAAGCGGAATGGCAAACGACCTTCAATCAGCTTATGACAAAGCTATCCGATTAAACGATGATGTATTCCAAAAAGTAAGTGCAACACATGCACAGAACTTTGGAGCAGCTCAACGAGAAAAGGTAGCACAAGCCAAAGCAAAGGTACTTTCACCTAAATCAACAACGCCTACAGCGTCAGCGACCAATGGTGGTAAGTCCGCAAGTTCCGCACGTGAAGCTATCATGCAAGCCATGGAGCAACACTCAAGCGGTTTAATCTGACAATAAATAAGGAGTGACATTATGGCATTTGCCAATTCAACCGTGTCAGACATTATTGCAACTACCATTCAAAGTCGTAGTGGCAAATTGGCTGACAACGTAACACTAAACAATGCGGTTCTAGACCGTTTACGCAAACGTGGTAACGTACGCCCATTCTCTGGCGGTAACGTGATTCTTGAAGAAATCATGTACAACGATACTAACACTAACAACACTAACTCATACAGCGGTTACGAGACATTGAACATTGCGCCTAACAGCCCAATTTCAGCAGCTCAATTCCCTATCGCTCAATACGCTAGTGCTGTTACTATCTCTGGCCTTGAAATGTTGCAAAACAGTTCAAAAGAAGCAATCATCGACTTGTTAGAAGGTCGTGTTCAAGTTGCTGAAGGTCAATTGCTTAACCGTATCCAAACTGACATCTACGGTGACGGTACTGGTAACGGTGGTAAAAACTTGACAGGCTTGGCTGCTGCTGTAGCTGATAGCCCATCAAGCGGTACTTATGGTGGTATTAACCGTGCTACATGGTCTTTCTGGCGTAACCAAGCGTTCTCTGGCGTGACTAACGGTGGTGCTGCTGTTTCTGCTGCTAACATTCAATCTTACATGACACAATTGGCTATCAAGCTAGTTCGTGGTCAAGATAAGGCTGACTTAATCGTAGCTGACAACAACTACTACTCACTATATGTAAACTCATTGCAAGCTATCCAACGTGTAACTTCTGCTGAAGAAGGCGCTGCTGGTTTCGCTTCATTGAAATTCTACGGTGGCGGTACATCTGCTGACGTTGTACTAGGTGGCGGTATTGGTAACCAAGCAACTGCAAACCACATGTGGTTCTTGAATACTAACTACATTTACTTCCGTCCACACACAGACCGTAACTTTGCTCCTATCGGTGGCGAACGTCAATCTGTAAACCAAGACGCTGTTGTGAAATTGATTGGCTGGGCTGGTAACATGACAAGCTCTGGTCCTCAATTCTCTGGCGTTCTAACTGCTTAAGGAGATATAACATGGCATATTCAGTAACCCCTATCTCTGGCGTAGACCTTACCTCTGCTGTTCCTACTAACCTAGCTCAAGATGGCTCAACATTAATTCCTACAATGGGTCCATTGGGTAATGAAGTGTTTGGTTCAGATGGCTTGCGTTATGTATTAGCAAAAGCTGGTAACACGTTTACTGCTGGTGAAACATCAGTATCAATCAACACTACTACTTTTGTAGCAACTTCAACAGGTGGCGCTTATATCGCTCCTGCTGTAGCTCTTGCTTCAGGTCAGTACGGTTGGTTCGGTAAAGCTTCAGTTTAATCTGAAAGATACTCACCTTTTCGAAGGTGGGTTTCTAGGTAGTTTTCATTCCGAGAGCTATCTACAAACCCCAAACCACTTTGGAGATTTTTCATGTATCAAACTGACGTAAATAACCCAGATTCACGACTTAATGTAAAGTTTTATCAAAAAGCAATTAACAATGAGTTTAAAAGCGCTTTAGAAGGCCGTCCTATCATGGAAATGAGGGACTTTATCATCATTGAAGTGCCAGGCAATAATCTTTCTGTCATTGACACTTTTGCAGCAGATGAACACAAAACTCGCTTTCCTATTCAATGGGCGAGATACCAAAACGAAAAGACTGATGGCGATGTAGAAGGCACATTACTTCACGATTGGCCTATCTTAAATGCAGCAGTAGCTGCTGAATTGAAACACTTTAAATTTTACACAGTAGAACAAGTAGCACAAGCTTCTGATGCTCAATTAAATACATTGGGTATGGCAGCAGGTATGTCACCACTTGCGCTACGTGACAAAGCAAAAGCTTATCTCTCTGGTGCAAAAGATACAGCATTAGTACAACAACAAGCAGACGAGCTTCGTAAGCGTGATGATGAACTAGCTGCATTAAAAGCGCAATTAGCAGAGTTAGCCTCAAAAATGAACCAACCTAAAGCCACGCCTAAAAAGGCAAAGGAAAATGTAGAGGAATAATATGGCATCAACTCTCTTGCAATTAGTGCAACAAGCGTCAGCAGAAATGGGCTTGGCTATCCCTAATACAGTAGCTGGTAACAGTTCTTATGACGTTACACAAATGTATTATTTGATTAATGCAGCAGGTAACGAACTTGCGAGAGAGTATCCGTGGGAAGCTCTAAATACAGAATACGATTGGTATTCACAATATACACAATCTAATGGTGCAATTGCAGCAGGTTCTTATACAATTACAGGCGTAGATGCTGCTACTGTAAACTTTATTAATGCTCGTGGCGCTACAAACTTTCAAGTTCAAGGCTTGGGCGTTATTCAAAGCACAGCCGTTGTATCAGCATTAGGCACAACAGTAACGATTAACAGCGCTGCAACAGGCGATGGCAATGGTCAATATACATTTGGTCAAGTTAAATATACTTTGCCAACAGGCTTTGACCGTATTACAGACCGTACACAATACGATAAATCTAAACGCTGGGAAATGTTGGGACCTGAAACACCTCAACAATGGCAATGGCTAAAATCATCTTACATTTCAACTGGTCCACGTATCCGTTGGCGTATTATGGGTCAAGAATTTCAAATTTGGCCTTTAACATCTACAAACGAATATTTAAGCTTTGAGTATATCTCATCATATTGGGCTGCATCTGCAACAGGCACACCTCAAGCGCAGTTTGTTCAAGATAGTGATACATGTATTTATCCTGACCGATTAATCGTATTAGGATTGAAAAAGAAATACTTTGAAGTTAAAGGCTTTGATACAACAGCATTCCAACGTGATTATGATATGCAACTTAACATCGCTAAAGCTAATGATGCAGGTTCACCAACATTATCAATGGCCCCAAGAACAGCCAATGTATTAATTGGTTGGGAGAACATTCCAGACGCTAACTACGGGAGTTAATAATGGATGATACAGCAATGAAATTAGCCAAATTGCTCCAAACGCAATTAGGTCCTAATACTGAAAATATGTATAAATCATGGTTATTAGAAAACCATATTCGTCCTTCTAATGATTATGATATGCGTGGTTATTTTATGGGACAAATGACAGGTGACCCAGAAGCTCAATCACAAGTAAATCCTAGCGATATGCAAATGCACTTTACTGATAAGTTTAAGCTTCCAAATCACCCTTCATTTAGCAATGAATCAATGTATGATATTGCAGGTAATGCTCCTCGTTGGATTGGTAATGAAGGCAATATGCAACAACTTCCTCCATATACAGAAGGAACTTGGGGTCAGCTTGGCCGTAAAGGTTTAATGAACCTAGAACTTCCATTTGGGAAAGGTAAATAATGGCTATTGCTAAAAGGGCTGTATCACAGCCAGTATCATTGCCAGCTCCTGTAGGTGGTTGGAACGCACGTGATTCATTAACATCTATGCAGCCTAATGAAGCTGTTATTCTTGAAAATTGGTATCCTGCAACAACAGAAGTAATTTTGCGTAATGGCTATGTAAAGTCATCAACAGGTTTACCAGGTCAAGTAGAAACGCTCATGGCATACGCTGGAGCAGCTTCTAACAAGTTATTTGCAATTTCTGGTGGTAACGTATACGACTGCTCTGCTGGTGGTTCTGTAGGCGCTGCTGTAGTATCAGGATTGACTAATTCACGTTGGGGTTATTGCAACATTGCAACCTCTGGCGGTAACTTTTTGTCAATGGCAAATGGTATTGATGCACCACGTAACTTTGATGGTACATCATGGTCTACACCTACAATTACAGGTGTTACTGCAACAACATTGCAAAACCCTGTGTTATATGCACAACGTCAATTCTTTATTCAAAAGAACAGTCTTAAAGTATGGTATTTGCCTGTAGATTCTATTGCAGGTGCAGCAGCAGCCGTTGACATAGCGCCTTTTATGACTAAAGGTGGTTACATTGTTGCTCATGGCACATGGACGATTGATGCTGGTAATGGCGTTAATGACCACTATGTTATCGTGACAAATAAGGGTCAAGTCATCGTTTATCAAGGTTTAGACCCAACAAGTACATCTACATGGTCAATGGTAGGTGTATGGGATTTAGGTGGTCCAGTAGGTGCTAGAAGTCTTTATAAATACGCTGGTGATATGTTGCTTATTTCACAAGATGGCGTAGTACCAATGTCTGCTGCATTACAATCATCTCGCATCAATCCTAAAGTTGCAATTACTGATAAAATTCAGTATGCAATTTCAGATGCTGTTACAAATTATGGTAGTAACTTTGGCTGGCAACTTCTTTACGTGCCTACAATTAATCAATTATGGTTAAACGTACCAATTCAAGAAGGCATCAATCAGCAACAATATGTAATGAACACGATTACAGGTGCTTGGTGCAATTATACAGGCTGGAACGCTAACTGTATGGAATTGTATAACGACCAACCTTACTTTGGTGGGAATGGATTTGTAGGTCATGCTTATTATGGTTTGTCTGACGATGTAAATAACATTACAGGCACTGCTTTACAAGCATTTAATAACTTTAATAATGCTGGTACTTTAAAGCGTTTTACAATGTCACGTCCTATCTTTAGGACTGATGGTCAACCTTCTATTTTTGCTGGCGTAAACATTGACTTTAACACTGATACACCAACAGGCTCACTCACTTATACGCCTAACTCTTATGCAAAATGGGGTTCTGCAACATGGGATGCTTCAACATGGGGTGGTGGCTTATCAGTATTGCAAAACTGGCAAGGTATTAACGGTGTTGGCTACTATGGCGCACCAATTGTTAAGACTGCATGTTCTGGTATTCAAGTACATTGGGTATCAACTGACCTCGTTATCGAGGGAGGAGCTATCTTGTAATGCGTAAAATAATCATCGGGCAAAAAGAAAGAGTCAGTGATTTCATTGTTGCTCAAGGTGCTGGTAAAGCTTATTTTAATTATGAAGCAATTGGCATTGAAGAAGATGGTGAATTAATTGCTGGTGTAGTGTATGACAGTTATGAAGAAAATGCTCGGTGCGCTATGCACTGTGCAGGTATTGGTAGACGTTGGTTAAATAGACAGTTTTTATGGATGGTATTTGATTATCCTTTTAATCAACTAAACGTCAATGTCATTGTTAATACAGTTTCATCAAACAATAAAGATTCAATAAGATTTACAGAGCATTGCGGATTTAAAGAAGCAACAAGAATTACTGGTGGTTGTTACGATGGTGATTTAATTATTTACACACTTTATAAAAAAGATTGCAAGTGGATAGGGCTAAAACATGAAACATAAATTTATTCAATTAAGACTACAAGGCGTACGTGACCCATTTATGTCTATGGCTAATGGTGGTGGTAAATCTGATGCACCAGCACAGCCTGACTATGTAGCTGCTGCCAATGCTACTGCTCAAGGCAATCTTGCTAATACTCGTTTGCAATTAGCTGCTAATCGTGTAAATCAAAACACTCCTACAGGTTCATTAAACTATACTCAATCAGGAACAGACCAATATGGCAATCCTACGTATACTGCAAATCAAACTCTTTCAGCTCCGCAACAAAATATCCTTACTTCTAGCGAAAATGCTACACAAGGTGCTTTAACTGCTGCTAATGCAGGGCTTCCAAATGTAACTCAATCATTGACGCAAGGAGGGGTAGATTTATCAGGTTTGCCTTCTTATGGAATTGACCCAGGTCAAACATATTCTGATGCTGTGATGAGTCGTTTAGCCCCTCAAATTGCACAACAAAATGAAATGTCTGATGCAGCTTTAGCTAATCAAGGTATTGCACCTGGTACTGAAGCTTATACAAATGCCAAACGTCAATTGGTTCAAAATCAAAATGACTTACAAACTTCTGCTATTATTAATGGCATGAATACAGGTTTAAATGCTAATAACCAAGCTTTCAACCAACAATTAACTAATCTTAATAATCCTATTACACAATTTAATAATTTGCGTAGTGGCTCAACAACAACAACGCCTTCTTATGTAAATCCAGCCTCTATGGGTTCAACAGCAGGTGCTGATATTCTTGGTGCTACACAGGCTGGTTATAGCTCTGGACTTGGAGCTACAAACGCTGCTAATGCTGCTAATTCATCATTTAACACTGGTTTAATGGGTCTTGGTGGTTCTTTAATTAATGGTGGTTATTTAGGTAGCCTTCCATTAGGCGCTGCTGGTACAGGCTCTGGCTTGTTAGGTGGGATTTCATCAGGATTAAGTAGTTTGGGTTCATATTTAGGATTGGTAGCATAATGTTTCCATATCAACAACCAATGAATCCGTATCAAATGCAGCCTGGCATGATGATGCCTCAACAAAACTTTCAATCAGGCTTAATGGCAATGGGGCAAAATCAACAAGCACCAAACCCAGGTCAAAACATGCAAATGTATCAACAAAACAAACCTATGAACTCAACTCCTCAAGGCAATTTCTTGGGCGGTAATATTGGTCAATATAGACAAGGATAATTATGGCTTCTTATGCTAATGCTCTTATGCCAGGCGAATCAGGTGGCATGGTACAAGATGTGTCAACACAACCTGTAAACGACACAATGGCTCAACTTGAGCTACAACGTAGATTAAAAATGGCTCAAGCATTACAAGAGCAAGCTATGCCTGAAGGTCAAATGGTATCAGGGCATTATGTAGCACCATCATGGACTCAAAGCCTTGCTAATATTGCTAATAAATACATTGGTACGCAACAAGAAAAACAAGCGTTAAACGATTATGGTCAATATCAAAAATCACAACAAGCTAAAATAGCTGATTTGCTTAAACCACAAACTGTTGAAACACCTGTTGATTATAATGAAGCTGGCAATATTCCTGGCATGACTCAAACTACTCAACGACCTTTAAGCCAACAAGAGTTTATGTCTAGAGCTGTTCAAGCTATGCCTGAATTAGCACCTGAATTGGTTAAAAATCAAATTGCATCTTATGCTCCTAAAGCACCAATTAAAGGTTCTGCTGGAGATGTATTTTTTGACCCAAATACACATGAACAAATATTTGCAGTTCCTCCAAAAAAGGAATCAATGTTTGGTAAAATTAATCCTAGTGAATATACACCAGAATCTATTGCTAAATTTAGTCAAACTGAAAATCCATCAGATTTACAAGCAATAAATAAACCAAGAAGCGTTCAATTTGAAAAAGTACGTGAAGGTACTAAAGAAGTTACTTATCAAATCAATTCTGATGGAACAAGAAAAAAAGTAGCCACAGGTGAAGCTTTTGCACCTGAAAAACCACAACCAGACTTTTTCCATCTTAATACAAACACTCCAATGACAAATTCTAAAGGATGGGTATTGCATACTGATGCAAATGGAAATAAAGCTTATGTAAGTCCTGATGGAAAATCATTTGAGGAGGCAAAATAATGCCATTTGATTTATCAACTGCACAACCAGTGCAACAAAATAACCAAAATCTTACAGGCGAAGATTTTTTAAAAACACTTCCTCCTTCTGCTGCTGCAATAGTTAAAAAAGCTGCTAATGGTGAATTGGCTATTACACCACAAATGATGAGAAGCCCACAAGGCGCACAATTGCTTGGTGCTGTTACTCAATATGACCCAACATTTGATGCTACAAATTATCAAAAGCGTCAACAAACAGCTACTGCATTTGCTAAAGGTAAACAAGCTGATGCTATTCGTGGTGCAAATCAAGCACTTTACCACATGGGTAATTTGTACAATCGTACAGAAGAGTTAAATAATACAAATGTTTTACCTGCTGTTATTAATCCAATTGTAAATTATGTTGAAGAAAAAGCATTAGGCGATGTACGTCAAGGTAAATATAGACAATCTGCTCAAGCTGTAGCATCAGAATTGCGTAGAGTATTTTCAGGTGCAGGCGGTGGTTCTTTAGCTGAATTAACAAAATGGGAGCAAGGTTTTGACCCTAATGCTGGTGAAGCTCAACAAAAAACTCATATTCAAAATGGCGTTGATTTACTACGTGGTGCTTTAGGTGCTTTAAATGAGCAATATCATCAAGGCATGGGTTTAAATAAAAATGTAAATGATTTATTAAGTCCTGAAGCTCGTCATGTATATGAAAGTTTACAATTAAATCAAAATCCAAATTTACCTGCTACAAAAGCACCTGCAACTAGAACTCCAGGGCAAAGGCTAGGTGATGCTTTAAATACTAAAATTCCTCAAGGTATTTCACCGCAAGAATGGGCTGCAATGTCACCACAGGATAAAAAGTTATGGCAATGACATTAGAACAACAAAAAGCATTAGCTTTAGCAAGGGCAAGAGTAAATGCTGGTATAGACCCTGTAGGCCATCCCAATATGCATTATGAATTAGGTGATTGGGTTAAAAATGCACCTGCAAAATCACCTACAGGTAGTAACATTACTGATACGCTTGGAAATCTATGGGAAACAAGTAAACTTGAAGGTTTAACACCTGAAGTAAATCCTATTGGTGGACTTACACGACTTCCTAGCGCTGAAAAAGGTAAGGTAGCTATTCAAGGTTTAGCTAATGCAGCTAAAAATTTTACTGCTGCACAAAAGCTTGGTGATTTATTAAGTAGCGCTGGTAATGCAGTCGGTTCAATTCCTAAACATTTATTAGCATTTGAATCTAATAAAGACCCTTTGGCATTTAGCACTCTTTATAATGCTGCTAAAGAAGGAAACAAAGAAGCATTAGCTGCCGTTAAAGAAGCTACTCCACTTGGTAAACAGTTATATAACGATATGGTTTATAACTACACTAGAAAACTTCAAGTTCCACATGATGTAGCAATTCTTGCAGAAGATTATACAAAAGGGCATCCAGAAGGACTAGGTGCTTGGGATTTATTAAGTCAACATTACAAAGATTTACCAGCAGATATGCCAGCAGCTATAAAACGTACTCAAATGCCTGGCTATAAACCTTGGGATGAATTAAGCGATGCTGAAAAAATAAGGCAAGCAACGCAAGCTGGCGTAGATACTTCTGTATGGAATCCAATTCCTGCAAAAACAGGACAAGGAGATTTAGCTAACATTGCTCTAACTCTTGGTAAAAAAGCAATATTGCCTAGTATGTTTCATGCAGTTGCACCTTTAGCTTCTCCTCGTGTAGCTCGCATGGCAGCTATTTTGGCAGGTCAAGGCGCTAATGTTGCAGGCAAAGTTGGTGATGTAGCAGGAAGCGCAGTAAATATGTTACCTGAAGCTTCGTTGGAAGATTTAATTAATGCTGGCTTATTGGATGCAAGAACAATGAGAGCAAAACAAGGAGAGCAATAAATGGCACGTAACGGAGCAGGTACTTATAATCTGCCATCAGGAAATCCTGTAGTAACAGGCTCAACCATTTCATCTGCATGGGCTAATTCAACCCTAAATGATATGGCAACAGCTTTAACACAATCTATTTCATCTGATGGTCAAACTACACCTACTGGCAACTTGCCTATGGGTGGCTATAATCACACCAATGTTGCTGACGCTACAGTTCGTGCAAGTTATGCTTCTGCTGGTCAAGTTCAAGATTCAGCATTTACATTCTTAACAAGTCCTAGCGGTACAAATACAATGACTGCTGCAGCTTCTTTGGGTATGTCAGCTTATGTAACAGGTCAACGCTTTTTCTTTGTATCTCCTTCTACAAATACTAGCGCATGTACGCTTAACATTAATGCTATTGGTGCTAAAGCCATTACTAAACAAGGCACAACAGCTTTAGTTGCGGGCGATATTGTTTCAGGCGCAGTCATTCAAGTGGTATATGATGGCACAGAATTTCAATTAGTAAGTCCAGCAGGTTCTGCTGTAAATTCATTTAGTGCAGGGACAACAGGATTAACTCCATCAACAGCAACAACAGGGGCAATTACATTAGCAGGTACTCTTGCAGTAGCTAATGGTGGTACAGGTGTAACAACATCTACAGGTAGCGGTTCAAATGTTCTTTCAACAAGTCCTGCATTAACAACTCCTGATTTGGGAACTCCAAGCAATCTTGTTGCTACAAATGCTTCAGGAACAGCTAACAATCTAAATGCTGGTATTGGCGTAAATCAAACATGGACTGATGTATCTTCTTCAAGAGCATTTTCAACAAATTATACTAATAGTACAGGCAAACCAATTATGGTTTATTTAACAATATCAACTACTGGTGGTGGTAATGCTCCGCAATTTACAGTAACTGTAAATAGTGTTGTTATTCAAAATTGGATTTATCAGTTTGCAAATAGTACTAATAATACTGTAGGTGTTAATTTTATTGTTCCTAATGGTCAAGTATATAATATTGCTGCATCTTCAAACGGTGGTGGCATTGCTTCTAAAACATGGATAGAACTTCGTTAAGGATAAATTATGTACGAATATTTTAAAGCACCAGATAATCAAGTTTATGGTTATAATTCTGAAACTCAACAAAATTTAATTGACCAAGCAATTGCTAATGGATGGGAAAATATTACAGGCTCATGGCCTTTGCCACCATCACCACCAACAGCAGAAGAAAATAAACAAACAGCAGCAGGATTACTTTCAGCTACAGATTGGACAACGATTGCTGATGTAGGCAATCCTCAATTATCTAATCCTTATCTTGCTAATCAAGCTGAATTTTTAACTTATCGTAATGCAGTTCGTCAATATGCTGTTTATCCTGTAGCTGGCAACATTACATGGCCTGCATTACCAACTGAAAATTGGGTAAAGGTATAACATGTCAGACCAAACAATCATTAACTTAATCGTTGGTGTTGTTCTGTCTGTGCTTGGATGGTTTGCTCGTCAGCTTTGGGATGCCGTCCAAGACCTTAAAAACGATATGAAGGAAATTGAGATTGACCTTCCTACTCATTACGTTCGCAAGGATGAACTAGAACAGCGTTTTAATAAGATTGAAGATATGCTAAACCGCATCTTTGAAAAACTAGATAACAAGGCTGACAAATAATGGATGACCATGAAGCAGTAGAATCACTTTTACGCAGAATGGTTGGACAAGTTATTGATGAAGTAGCTATTGACAATGATGAATTTATCATGTATTTAGAAGATGGTACTAAAATAGTGCTATTTTCTGATGAGGATTTGCAACTTTATTATGAGCTTCCTGAACAAACCCACTAGAACGCATTTCGTCTTACCTGACGTACAAGCTAAAGATGGAAATGATTTTACATTCTTAACCTGTATCGGCAAATATATTGTCGATAAAAAGCCTGACGTAATTATTTGTATTGGTGACTTTGCGGACATGGAGAGTTTAAGTTCCTATGACGTTGGTAAAAAGTCATTTGAAGGTCGTAGTTATCAAAAAGATATTTGGGCTGCTAGGGAAGCAATGGATGCGCTTCTTAAGCCATTATATGACTTTAATGAGAAAGCTAGACGCAATAAAGAGAAACAATACAAACCTCGCATGGTTTTAACGCTTGGAAATCATGAAAATCGTATTAATACTGCGATTAACAATGATAGGAAATTAGATGGCCTTATCTCTACTGATGACCTTCCGTACCAAGATTGGGAGGTGTTTCCGTTTCTCGAAGTTGTCACTATTGATGGTATTGCTTATAGCCATTATTTTGTTTCAGGCGCTATGGGTCGTCCCATATGTTCTAGTGCAGCACTTCTTACTAAAAAACATATGAGTTGCTTTGCTGGTCATCAACAAGGCCGTCAAATCTCTTATGGAATGCGAGCTGATGGCACAGAGATGACTGCTATTATTTGTGGGAGCTGTTATGAACATAATGAAGACTATCTTGGCGCACAAGGAAATAATCATTTCCGTGGTTGTTACATGCTTTACGATGTACAGGATGGACGATTTGATGAATTACCTCTTACGTTAAAATATCTTAAGAACAAGTACGCATAGCCCTTCGGGGCTTTTTTTATATGATATTACTTCGCATGCGTAAAATATATGGCAAAAACATCTGGAATGGTCGGCATATTAAAGTTAGACGTTCAGATAAACAAGCTCGTAAGATTGCACGACTATATAAATTTAGGGGATATAAAAGGCTATGAAACAATTTAAGCTTTGTAGTGAATGTGGCGAGCAATACGAGGTAGATGACGCTGACCCTGACTTTCACGTATGCCTTGAGTGCAATGTTTACGATGAGGATTTAATTGGCATAGTAGATTTCGAGGAAGAACGATGATAAATAGCCGTAGCTTATCCGACCTTAATCCTAAAGTAGCAGCCCTTTGCAGTGAGTTTATCAATAAATGCAAAGAACAAAACATCGACATCATCATCACATCAACCTATCGTGACAAAGAATCCCAAGACGCTTTATATGCTCAAGGTCGTACAACGCCAGGAAAGAAAGTCACCAACGCTAAAGGCGGTCAATCTTTTCATAACTGGAAAGTAGCTTTTGACTTTGTACCTTTGGTGAATGGCAAACCTGCATGGTCTAATGACGAACTTATTACGCAATGTGGTGAAATTGGCGAAAAGCTAGGTTTAGAATGGGCTGGTCGTTGGAAAACATTTCAAGAAAAACTACATTTACAATTTACTAACGGACTGACATTAGCTGATTTTCAAGCAGGTAAAGCAATATGATGAAGTTTATAAAGAACATCTTAACTGAACGTGATAATGACACTATTTGTGCTTATCGTGTAGTTGCTTTTATTGCTGGCTTTGAAATGCTTGGTAAATTTATATTTGTAGGCGCTCCACAATTCCAAGATTTTGCTGATGGCATCGCTGCGATTGGTGTTGCTATTGCTGCAAAGAATTGGAGTGAGAAATGATATTTCTACAAACTTACTGGAAACAAATTGCAATAAGTGCTGTTTTAGCCATTATTTTTCTTACTGGATACTATGAGGGCTACAAACATGAAAAAGTCGTTTATACAGCGTTTGTGCAACGATTAGAGCATGATTCTGCTGTTGCAAAGGCAGAGCAAGATGCAAAGTTAAAAGAATCGCAAAATATTACGAACAATGTGACAAAGGAATATGCAAATGCAGTCAATTCGATTAAGTCTTATTACGCTAGTCATCCTGTTAAGTGGATGCAGTCAAGTTCCTGTGATTCAAAAGTGTCCGAGCTTTCCACAACCACCAGCAGAACTAATGACACAACCAAAAGCGATACAATTAGTACCGAAGGAATATCGCCCGTAGACTGTGCAAGTGATGTCATGCAATTGCTAAAACTTCAACAATGGATAAAAGAACAAAGCGAGATTAAATAATGGCTGATTATAAACAAATGCTAATTGATGCACTTAAAAGCCCTATGGGTGGTACTCCACAAGGATATTTAAATCAATTTTTAGACTTTGGCAAAAAGTTTAGTCATGGTATTTCGGATGTAATTCAGCCTGAATTTCAAGCGCATGCAAATTGGTATGAAAAAGAACTCCCTACAGAATTAGATAAACATACTAAAGAATTAGGCATGATTCGCACGGAAGGCTCACCTAGAGATGCTGCTGCTGAATTTTCTGGTGCTGCTGATTATGCTATGAGAACCAAAGATTACAACAGAGCCATGGAAAATGCAGACGTTTATCAAACATTGTCTAATCCATTGCTTTACCAAAATAGACGTGATGCTATTGCTCAAGATAAAGCTGGTATTGAATGGGCAAAAGCTAATCCTAATGCAAATCGTAGGCAAGCAATTGAAGCTGCGATTGAATACGCAACTAAATATTAAGTTTTAAGGCGGTTAAGCCGACATCAGAGGATATAGCAAGTAACGAGTTTTTCGGCTTTCTGCGTTACATGTAATAGCTATTAAATCTGCGCCAACTTCATATAAACGTAAACTAGTGTCAATGCTGTGCAAAAACCTAATGCAAAGGCACTAGCGTAGCAAATCAAATATTGAATGATAATATCAATCATTTAGTCAGCCTTTTTAATTCAGCGTTAGCATAAAACAAAATCTTTTTAATTCCCCGTAGCTCATCAGAATGTGATGCTTGACCATAGCGATAGCACTCACGGAATATCTCACCTATTTGTGCGTTCATATTTTTTTCGCTAATTAAATCCTGTAATTCAACTGCTAATTTCGGGAGTTTATAATAATCAGCACTAGAGCCATCTGATTTTTCTTTATTTATTTCATCTCTTATTTTTTTATAATATTCAGCGGTTCTATTTAATTGCTCTTCTCTGCTCATCTCTGTCATTCCATCACTCACAGGTTTATCCTTTCCAGCTATAAATTTCTCATAGAATACGCTAGTCATAGTGCAATCCATCGTTACCATTTTGCCCGATTATATCAGCACGTTTTTCATCTTGTTCAGTCCACCAATCTGGGTCTTTATCTAACGCTGTTTGAAGCATAGTAATAAAACCTCGCTCTATTAAATAGCGTTTAGCAGCATTATCCAATTCAATTTCACACAATGCACTGCCATCTTCATTTTCTTTAAAGCAATTGACGGTAATAATCATTTATTTTTAGCCTCCCTCGCATCTCTAATACTTTCAGCTTGCACAAAATGTGACACCATCCAAGCATATCGTCCTAACTCATTCCATTCAGACTCAATGACATTTAAGTTAAAACGTAACGCCAAGTTTTTACCCAACGTTGTGTAGTATTTATTGTCTAAATCTTCCATTATTTTCCCTTATGTATAATAATCTAGCAATGCTTTACAAGCCTTAATGTTGCGCTTATACATTTTAACATCATCAGGATGCTTAAACTTTGGCAATGCTTCTTTGCTATTTTTTAGCTCCTGTTGCAACAAAGCAACAAAAACACCGCCCATAATATCAAGCAACATGTTGTTGTCATCTACATCAAATTCAATCTTCATTTTAACTCCATAGAAGCGTGTTTTACGAAGTTATTTGGATGCAGACGATACTTACTATCAAGTTCAAATTTTATCCTTTCTACGGCAGCATAGCGAGCGTTTAAAGCATCTTCTAGAGGTGGTGATAGACGTCTAAAGTCATCAATTAATCCATCAGCATAATAAGTAATAGTTAAAGCTTTCATTTTTATCTCCTAAAAGTGGATGGGCTACTAACGCAGGTTGATAGATTTTTGCACAATATATCATAGTCCTGTCGACAGACAAATTAGCGCTTTCGCCCATTTTCGTTAGAACGAATTACATCAAAACGGGATGTCCGATTCAATTTCTTCCGTTACTTGTGTTTTTGGTACAAATGTATCAGCAGACGCTACAAAGCTAATATATTTGCCATTAGCACCTTCACGTTCCCAGCCTGCAAGTTGCAATTTACCACCTGCTGCAATGATTGCATCTAGCGTATCTGTATCAAGTGTAATGTTGACACGATAGTCTGGTGCTTTGTCTGACTTTTTATCCTTAACTTTGTTAAGAAAACCGCTATTAAAATATACTTTCTTTTCAGCCATGCTATTTTCCTTCTTTCTTAAAAGTTGAACGTGTCTTACTGTCAAGCAAACTCCATAATGCCGTTTTCTGCTCATTATCAAGTGATGCCCAAATTTCTTTAGCTAAATGTAAATGACCTTCTTTTACACGATAAGTAAAATCTTCTGCTAAATTATGCAAAATATCCATATCCTCTTTACTAATGCCATCTAGCGCACCAGCGTTAGGAGTTACAGCTTCAGGCTTTTTTACAGGATTACCTGTATCCGTTCCTGTAGTTGCATCTAATACATCATGCTCTACAATTTCCATAGCTGTTACCCATAAATATCTACGTTGATATGTTTCTACTGCACCTACGTTTTGTACTTCATGACAACCTTTTAATGCTGCGCTACCCATAGGACTTGTAATAACAATGCTATCAGTTCCATCTGTAATAATAAGCGTTGCAAGTTCTGCTGTATAAGATACAACACCACATAAACCTAATTCACTAAAAATATATTGTACTGTTGGCAAAAAATCTCCAAGTTCAAAATATTTATAACCAGCAAATTTATTATGACCTGATTTTGCAAGCTGGCTATTTTGTAATTTTAGCCTAGCATCCATTAATTTTTTATATATATTACTCATTTTTTACCCCACAAATTTTTAGTTTGTCCGTGTAATTTCATTAATGCTTCTAAATATTCTTTACTCATCAATCGCCTCCATATTAGCCACAATAATTAGATTTAAATCTTCACCAAATCCAATATCGTGAATTACATCAGTAATATCTGCACCCCTAAACATTACTTTTTTAAATTTTGCTTTAGGTGGCGCTAATGCTTCCAAATCACCCAAATAAACATATGTTGATTCTTGATATTCAAATTCTACTTCAAAAGTAGTGTTATCACCGATTTGTAAATGTGTAATCATTTTGCACGTTCCTCCATCATGTGGTCTGCAATCTTATAAGCTTCTTGCCAAGGAAACTGAATCCGATTAGCGATTAAAGCTGATAAAGCATACATTGCAATAACATCTCGTAAAGTTGCTTCTGTGTTTAAAATTTGTTCACTCATTTCCATTTCTCCAAAATAACCCACGCATGACCCATTTTAATGGCGTTTAATTTGCCTTTGATACATAGCTGGCGAACCCACCTGCCAGATTTTCCCATCTGTGCTGCAATTTCCTCTACCGTATATAAATGTTGTGACACCTGATTCTCCTATTCCAAGTTTGGTATTATATTCTAATAATTCTAATTCTGCCATTACTTCTGCATAAAATTGTTCTTGGCTCATTATACGTTCCTTTCAGTTACAATTTGTTCAGTTGCTTCATACAAATCTTTCATTAAATCTTTAGCAAAAATCAACAAATCTTGGTCTGCTTTATCTTGAGCGCCAGGCTTGCCATTGTGCATACGACTGCAATAAGCTTTAAACATAGCACGTAAAGATTTTTTAACTAAAAACAAATCTACATATTCTTCTTCAATTAAACTGTAAATAAAGTTAATGTCATCAGCTTCATCTTCAATTTCATTTGCCATAAACTCATCCATTTCCTGAAAAAATCTATCTTCGTAACTCATTTCCAATTTCTCCATTCTGCGATAAAACCTGCAATTGCAAACAATGCACAAACCACCGCACCACCTAAACATAAAATTAAAAAGTTATCTAACATTGTCATCTCCTTGTTATTCACCAAATCTATCTTGCATTTCTTTTTTCATTGATTCAAATTCCCAGCGTTCATCATCATCAAAACTATGTAAACCGTATAAATCTTCTTGACGATAATAAGCAACTAATGAATGATATAAATTCCAGTATTCGTCTTGCTCTTTTTTTTCTGCATCGGTTAAATCTGCGTAAGCCATTTTGTATCTCCGTTTGCGTTGTTGATGTGTTCATCATATACCATTCTCGGAACTTGTCAAATGTTTTTTTAAATTAATTATGCAAAGTTGATAAATAATTTTAATTGTACATTTTCTAGTTATGATTTAAGATGCTGCTCATGGGCTAGGTTATGCAGACCGAAAAGATGTTTCCCCCTTTCCATCCTGCCCATACTTTTTTTATAAGGGAACATTGGGGAGTTATATGTATTACTACCAACACCATATTGGTGACTATCGTAAAGACACATCCCATTTAAGTTTAATTGAGCATGGCATATATCGCCAGCTATTAGACCTTTATTACATCACAGAAAAGCCATTAGACAAAAAATCAATTAGGCTCATTGGTGCTAAAACAGACCAAGAGATTAATATGGCTGAATTAATACTAAATGAGTTCTTTGAGAAAAAAGGAACAAAGTATTTTCATAAAAGATGTGATGATGAAATTCTAAACTATAAATCAAAAAGTTTGAAGGCTTCAGAGAGTTCTAATAAAAGATGGAAGAATAACAAGAACTTACAAGATGCGAACGCATTGCCAACGCAATCCGAACGCAATGCTAACCAAGAACCAATAACCAAGAACCAAGAAAGAACTATACCCGATGATTTTGACATTAGTGATGAAGTCAGAAAATGGGCAAAAGAAAATAATAAAAAGAATCTTAAAAAAAGACTTGATTATTTTAAAGTCGCATGTAAATCTAGGGGCTATAAAAAAACAGACTGGGATGCTTACTTTATGCAATCAATAATGGATAACTGGGGAAATATAGAAAATCGTGAGTTTGGGGAGCTATCACTATGATAGTTAATCCTAGAAGCTTATTAACAGATATAGATG